TAAACGTTATAATAACGTTCCTTTTCAATAAAATTATGGTCATCTTTTAGGGTGGACATTTTTGCATTAAAGCTGATTTTCCGAATCTTTTTTAGTTTGAACTGAAAAATGTTCACTAATTAGCCTAGATTTATCGCTATCTATATTGGATAAAACGCCGAAGTGTGTTAAAATATTTTCATTAGAGCCTGTAAAGCTCATGGCTAAGCCATTCTTCAAATCATGGTCACTATTTTGTTCACTATTGATTCAGAAGACACCTATTGATGTACTTATAGACACTATCCTCATCTATAAGCCACCTTTTACCACATTTGAAACCCGACAAGCATTTAGACCTCACTAGCAGGTAAATCTTGTCGGGTTTATTTTGTCTTAGAATCTTAGCTGCTTCTTGGGCAGTTATAAGATTTACTTTATCAGCCATTTGTGTTGTACCATAGCACCCTTAGCTTTACCATCTGTATCTACAAGTACAGTAAGCTCTAGGGCTTTATCAGCCTGATAGTTCCTTTGGATAGAGATAGGAACATATGCACGTTCATTTACATAAGACACACCAGCACCCAGCTCCCAAGAGGGGCGCAGTTTAGACAACACAGGAGTGAGGTCTACAGTCTGTTCTACAGTAGCCTTTACTCCCGGTGGTGCATCATTAGCAGAGCCACTAGTGCTATCAGGTTGATTAATAGTACCAGCAGTTCTTTTAACAATCGGCACACTCACTTTCTCGCCATTAATAACAGCGACGTATTTGTTAGACAACACCAAGTCCTCTTCTTTGGGGTTGTCTTTGGTCTCAGCATGGATTCCTGTAGTAGACAAAAGTCCACCCTTGGAATCTGAGCTGGGCATAGGGGGTTCTGAAGCTTTGTTGTCTCCTCTTAGATATAAGTAGCAGCAACCAGCTCCAATAGCAAAGCTCAGTAAAAGAGCAATTATATTCTTAGTTCTCGTGGTAAACATAGCATTACATACCTATAATGGTTTGCAGCAGACTGTTTGCAATCTGCAAGAAGCCAAGGAGGGGTCTATATTCGGGATTGAACGATGAGGATAGCGTATCCACGAACCACAAGAAGACAAACAGGGGGATGGATATTAAAAGACCATAGAGGAAGAAGGTCTTTAGTTTCATTAAGGTTTCTTTCATGATATATAGTCTCCTATCAGTAGGTTATTTAAAGTAATAATAAAAAATACCCTAAGGAATCCTTAGGAGGTATAGGAAACCTTAGGGTATCTATAAGTATCTATTAATTAGGTTTATTAGTAATAATAACAACTACCCTTAGGTATCTATAGTCTCTATAGTACCAAGGGTATCTAAGGGTTACATATGGAATCATATAAGGTCATATGGTATCTATAGTAACTATAAGGTATCTATAGTTATCTATAGGTATAATATAATGTCCCTTTCCTACTCTTATCGAGTATGTGACCCATTAGTTTCACAGGTTTATATGACCCATTAGCTATAAAAGTTATCAACCACCGTAGCTCCTCCGAATTGTGGTTGTCTTTTTCTATAGCGTTCCGGCACAAGCTCAGGATTATATTCTTTGTGTAAGATACCAAAGTCAGAATCCCACCATTTCATAAGCTGTTCTTCTTCAAGCTCATCAATGCCCTGTTGAGCATCTCGGTCTAAGCTTTCTAACCAAAAGGCAACAGCCATGGTCACAGCATCAAGCCTATCATCATGGGCAAGCGCACCTTTATCTCTAGTGAGCCTTGTGAGCTGATAGATTAAAGAATACTTTTGGTCATTCTCATATACCTTATAATCATCATAGATAACAGAGGTGTTGACAATGAGCTTATGACGCATCATAACAGGTTCAAGAGTATCAATGATACGAGCTTCTTTCTGCTTGTTGTTCTTGACTTCTGTGTAAGTGCAAGGGTGTACTTTATTCAGCACAGGTTTAAAGAGCTGCCCCCACATACCATCACCGAAGTTGGCTTCAGAGACAACATCATTCACGCCCCAAAATTTACACTTATTAGCTAAGATGTTGAGGGTATCATCACCATAGCCATCACGATAGCCACCAACTTCCATGAGGAACAGGTAACCATTGAGAATCTTGATAACAGCATAGGCAAGTTCATCCGCACCACGTCCTGAGGGGTCAATAGCCATTACAGTGCCTGTATATTTAGCAGTTTCTTTAGACCTGTCAAAAGGGGCATAGAAGAAGTCACCCTTAAGGGCAGTACAGGGTACATCCTTTAGGCGTTGTTCATACCCACTTGCCCATGCCCACTTCATAGATGCTTCATCCATATCAAGGTCAGCCACAATAAAGTCAGCCACTTTGAGCGGATACTTTTCAGCATCAGAGAGGTTTGTGTCAAGCAGGAACTGCAAGGCGAAGCCAGCTTTACCATAGGACAGTCTACGTTTGAAAATTTCTTCATCATTGAAGCGTAGGGGGTCGGTAGGTTTACCTGCTAATGTGGGGTCTTTATCAAGTGCATCAGCAATGAAGGTATGCAATCTGCTACCATAATTATCACGAGCCTTTTTATCCTCAGGGTAGATGACAGGGATAATGGTGCAGGAGTAGCCACGATTTTGTAACTCATTATAAAGGGACATCTCACATTGAGGAGTACCTAAATAGACAATCTGCCCATTAGGTTTAAGGATGGAATCAAATTCCTTAACCGCTTCACCCAGCTTATCCCTCTGTACCTGCGTTGCAGAGTTTGAGGGAATCTCAATATCATCAGCAATCAGCAGGTCAGCACGAGAGCCTGTAATCTGACCATAGATACCTACAGACTTTACAGAGGGGGAGATGTCAGGCACAGCAGGGGCAACATCGAACAGGTTCATGGTGTCTCTGTTGCCTTTGGTTGTATCAGGTCTTAAATGCTCCAAAAAGGGCAAGACATTAAGGATACGCTTAATGAAGATAGCGTTGGCATCCGCACGTTCCTTTGAAGCAGACACAATCTCTACTTTAATCTGAGGGTTATTCCATAAGCTCCAGCCAGCAAAGGCACAGGTAATAAAGCTCTTTGCAGCACCACGGAACGCTTCAAGAATAATGCGGTCACTAGGGGGATACTGCAAGTAATGTGCCATTGCATATTGGATAGGGGTAGGTGGTGGAAGACCAATCATCTTCCATAAGATAAAAAGGAAGACCCTGAAGTCCTCCTTAGCTTTGGCAACCTGTTCATCTGTCCATTCAGACATCAGCTCACCTGCCCATCAAAATCAAAGGTAGGAATCTCTTCCACTACCTTCTGAATCTTATGTACCCCTTGTGTTTCGGGGGTAGTCTGCAATTTGTTCTGCTTTAAGAACTCACGCACCTTAGCAAGAAAAGCAGGGTTGCGACGTAGCTCCGGGTCATCAAGACCCTCTAAAAGGGCATTGACTTCACCTATAGCAAGCTTATCAAGTAGTTTCTCATCTATCTGCATAGTTTATCACTCCTTTGTATTCATAAATCAATTCTCACACGATTGAGAGGGGTTGGGAGTGCTATTTGAGCATTGAAACACTCCCATAGGTATAATCACATAGGCAAGAAAATCCAATCGTTCAGATAGGCTCTCAGGCGTTACTGAGGGCGTTTTAACTTCTTACCTTTTAATTCTTCAATGTAATCTGTTTTATTGGTATCCACAAGACATACATCATATGTCTTAGATAAGGTGCGGATAGCAGCAGCAGTGCCTTTACCAAAACGGAAAGACCACAGAGGACACTTGCAGATATGGCAATCTCGGATGTTATCAGAAGTACCTGCACAGTCCATGCATTTTAGACGAATAGCACGAGTAAGTGAAGGGTTCTTAATATCAGCGATATACACCTTTTTAGCCACGGAAGTCACCCCCTAAATGAATAAAGCGGTCTCTAATCTCCTCAGTGCGTCCTTGATTCCAAAATTGACTGCCCAAATAACCACAGGTTCTACGTGTCACATTCATTTTGGTTTTGTCTCTATTACCGCAATTCGGACACTCCCACTCCAATCTACCATTATCTGTGACAATCTTAATTTCACCATCATACCCACAGACCTGACAATAGTCACTCTTGGTATTCAGCTCTGCATACATAATGTTGTCATAGATAAACTGAATAACAGCCATAACTGCATCAATGTTTTTGGTCATATCAGCACACTCAATGTAACTGATAGCACCACCCGGACTGAGCAGTTGAAATTCAGATTCAAATTGCAGTTTGGTGAAGGGGTCAATAGGCTCACGTACATTCACATGATAGCTATTAGTGATGTAGTCATGGTCAGTGACTTCCTTAATCACCCCAAAGCGTTCACGGAGACATTTAGCGAATTTATATGTGGTGGTTTCCATAGGAGTACCATAGACACTATAGCCTAAGTGCTCCTTAGTTTTCCATTCAGCACACTTATCATTAAGGTGTTGCATGACAGAGAGTGCAAAGGGTTTCACAGCAGGGTCAGTATGAGATTTACCGAACATTGCCATACAGCACTCATAGAGACCTGCATAGCCAAGGGAGATAGTGGAGTACCCATTCTCCAATAATTTGTCAATCTTCTCACCTTTTTGCAGACGAGCAATAGCACCATACTGCCAATGGATAGGGGAGACATTGGAGATTGTACATTTAAGGTTTTGGTGTCTTACACGCAAGGCTTTGTGACACAGTTCCAAACGCTCATCAAGAATAGACCAAAATCTATTTTTGTCTTTATCAGCAGACAGTGCAACATCCACAAGGTTGATGGAGACAACACCTTGGTTGAAGCGACCATAGAATTTAGCTTTACCATTTTCATCAAGATAGGGCGTTAAGAAACTTCTGCATCCCATAGGAGGGTAGCAATGCCCCACACCATCTTCAGTCTTCTTATTCTTTAGCATAATCTTCTCAGACAAATAATCAGGCTGCATACGCTTAGCAGTGCATTTAGCACACATCTCTGTGAGGTAATAATAGGGAGTACCTTTACGGATGTTGTCTTCCTCTAAGACATAAATCAGCTTAGGAAAGGCAGCAGTAATCCATGCCCCTTTTTCATTCTTGATACCCTGATAGCGTTGGCGAATGATTTCCTCAATAACCATAGCAAGGTCTTTCTTCTCCTGCTTATTCTTAGCTTCATTGAGGTACAGAAACAATGTAACAAAAGGTGTCTGACCATTGGATGTCATAAGGGTATTAATCTGATACTGCATTGTCTGCACACCCTTAGTGATTTCATCTTTCAATCGCTTTTCTGTGATATAGTCTAAATCCATTTCATAATACTCTGCATGAATAGATTCTAGTTCCTGTTTAACTTCTTCTTTAATTTTTTGTCTTGAAGTATTGACAAATGGAGCTAAATGTGCTACCGATACACTCTGACCACCATATTGGTTAGAAGCAACCTGTGCCATAATCTGAGTAGCAATATTGCAAGCAGTAGCAAAGCTATGTGGCTTTTCAATCATAGTGCCGTTGATTACAGTACCATTTTGCAGCATGTCTTCCATGTCCAACAGTGCACAGTTGTACATCTTTTGGATAGCATAGTCCATATCATGTACATGGATGATACCTTCTTTATGTGCCTTCATTACATCCGGAGGGAACAACAGCTTTTCAGAGAGTTCTTTAGAGACCATACCTGCCATGTAGTCACGTTGGGTAGACAGGATAACAGGGTTCTTATTAGAGTTTTCCTCATTCACATCTTGGTTGCTGAGATTGACAATATCAAGCACTTCACTCAAAGCACCTTTGGTATTACGAATCAGCTCACGTTTATAGCGGTAACGCACATACTCTCTAGCTACCTCAGGATACATAGAGGTCATAAGTTTTTCTTCTACAATATTCTGAATGTCCTCAACTGTCATTTCAGTTTCCTTAGCAATTCTCTCAATGTATTCAGCAATATTTTCTTTTGTATAATCATCAACATAACCAGCCTTAGAGATGGCAGTAATGATTTTGTCTTTATTAAAGTCTACGAGAGACCCATCACGCTTCTTAATTTTCAAATCTATATAGACCTCCTTTAAAAATAAAAAGAGGGAGACTAAGCTCCCTCGTAACTCTTACCAACGTGCAGTATAACCACGGACATCCACATGGACACCCCAGCTATAAATACCAATACCATCAGCACCAGCAGCTACCGCAGCATCATACAGAGCTTGTAACATAACACCCTCAGGGCATTGCACATCCGCAGCAGTTCCGTAGATATGCTGACTGTTAGACACACCACCTACCTCAGCATTGTGGGCAGGACAGCGATAACCACAGGACAGCACTAAAGGCTTACCGATGATAGCACGCATACGCTCTAATACCTGTACAAGCCGTGGGTTGATGTCAGCACCATTGTGGAGACCCCCACAACCACATTTACAGGCAAATTCACTAGAATCAAAATGAGCAGATAATTTCACTTATTACATTCCTCCTTTTTAAAAAAGGTCTTATACAGCAAGACCCAAATCTGAATCAAGACATACATAATGGTGACGATATACACCCAATCAGATAAGGGGATACCCATGAGAGATAGGGTGGAGACACCAATAGGAGGGGTTGTCTTTACAATTTCATTGTCCATAATATCCTCCATAATAAAATAAAAGAGGGTCAGCTTCTAGCCAACCCTCGGTAACATTATGCAGTAGCAGTGGTAGTAGCAGGTAACTTAAGTTTCAGATAGAGCAGCTCTCTATCCTTATCTGCCAACTTATCACGCAGAGCTTGCATAGTGTTGCAGGTAATCAGAGCACGAGTTTTCTCACCTTCCTCATGGATAGCGGTGGTAACCTTACAGGTGTTTGCAGCACCCTCAAAGCGCAGGGCATCAATGTTACGATTGATACTCTCACCGACACTAGCTACTTTGTATCCGGTTTCTTTTTCATTCATGCCAACAGTGTAGAAGCCGTCACACATACCACTTTGGATACCACGCAGACTAGCTTTGATGTCTTGGTTGTCTAAGCCTTCAGACAGCTCTGCACGAGTTACAGCACCTTGGAAAGCAGAACCATTACCACCCCAGCCACCAAAACCACCAAAGCCACCACCAAAGGCAGCTAAGAGGATAAGGTATACAAAGGGGTTATTCCACATCTCATTACCATTAGAACCTTGTTTGGCGAGCATCAGGGCATCACCGAGACCTACGCCAGCATTAGCCATTTCCATTACTTTTCAACTCCTTTTTGAACTTGGTTGATGTATGCTTTACCTGCATTGATGTCTTCATCCGACATACCACGCTTACGAGCTTCTTCCTCAACCATTGCTAACAGTTCAGGGGAAACTTGCTTCAAGGCTTGCATCATCATCATTTGCATAAGTTTGTTTTGGTTCATGTTATATTGCATAGTGACCAGTCACCTCCTGCTATTATGATAACATGAATTTAAGGATTGAAAGTTGTAACTAAATGACTATAAAGTTACTTGAAAAGGACAAGATATACTTTGTCATATATTTGTCTTAAGGCACGTTTGATACAAGACACATCCTCGTGGTACTCCATAGCAAGCTTTTGTTGCGAGTAGTCCTTAAGGATAGTTTTATTGAGTATGTCTTGTTGTTTTGGTGTGAGCTTAGCTTCTGTTGTGATTGTCTTGTACTCAGTGAGAGTAGAGGACTTAAGCCAAGCACGAGCCTTTTTGCGATTCTTTTCCATGATAAAATCCTTTCTGCCCACCCAAACCCCTAAAGGGGAGACAACAACCCTGTCTTTTTATTTAGTTAAAGTAAGCTAATAGCTTCGGCTTCCTCTTTAGTTGATGCAGCTTCCACTTTTTCTTTAACTTTTCTATAAGCAGTGTGGAGCTTATCACTTCTCAGTGCTACCTGAGCAATGACACCACGCAGGTCAGATGCAGTTACTTTCACATCTTGATTGTCTGCCGTAGTCCATGTGAGAGCAGCGGAAGCACCGGCAACTTCAAGGGCGATTATGGCAGCATTTATACGCTCTCTTGCTCTCTCATCATAATCAAAAGAGTAGCCTTGATAGATAATTGGTTCTACCTCTGCCATGTCTCTTTGATATTTCAATTCCGAAATCTTACGCTGCTTAATCACTTCTAAGGGTTCTTCCTCGTGTGTCACTTCAACACCCAACTTGCAAAGTGCTTCTTCGGAGATGGAGAGAGGAATAAAGATACCTTCCTGCCCTAAGGCTTCTGACAAAGGGTAGATGTTTGTATAGGTTTTCTCTTTGTATTTATATTTTGTCTGCATTTTGTTCCTCCTTTGCTTAATAATCTTCAACTGTAGGCTTCATGTCATTTATTGCTTTACCCCATGAAAAAGTCACACCACTTGTATAATAGCAATTAAACAGCAATCTATAAGTTTTATTGGGTGTCACACCTACAACGGAATCAATATCTGCGGCATCGTCGACTTCACCCTCAGAGGTAGTATAAAACCAACCCTCACCCCAAACTTTATTGGTTGATGTATTCTTTATGTTAGCATAGTTGGATAAATCGGGGTCACCCTCACCCCCATCAATAGACGATGTTACTTTGATTCTCTTAATCCCCGGTGGAACAGTAAAAGAAATTGTTTTATTATTTGCGTCATTCCAATTCCAATACTTGCTACCATCTTCAACCTTTACCTCACCATTTTTCATCATCATTCTGTTTAAGCCCATATTACCACCTCTACGATAACTTATTAGCTTGCACGATGCTGGTCAGATTATTGCTGGCATCTTTTACCATCATAATGTTTAAAAGCAAACCGGAGCTTGTAATAGCTACATCAGATGCAGACCCTATATACTTAACAGTTCCACAGTTAGTGATAGTCAATGCATAGTCTGCATCCGCTGTAAAGTACGCACTAAATACAGAGATTTGTGACTTATCAACTTTCATTGCCAAAGCACCTAAATCAAGTGTGAAATTATTAGTTGCCTTATACATCATTGCAGATATAATCGGCGTATCATTCGTACCTGTTACGATGTATATAGGATACTTTTCGTAATATACCAACAAAAAGTTTAACGTCTGCGCTGCTGTCCAAGTGTTAGCCACCGACGTTTTAGCGTAATCAGCAAGCGATTGATGCTGTGTCAAATAACCTGCATCGTTTGGCAGGTCAGATACTTTAGTAGGCACACTAGCAGCAACGGAATCAATAGCAGCTTTTACAACTTTATTCTGCACAGGGTTGATAGAGGTATCGCTAAGTGCTGCATCAACAGTAATGCCACCATCTTTACCATCTCTACCTCTAGGCAGCATAAAGTTCAACACAACATTACTAGCAGTACCACTATTGGTAACGCTTGCATTACTACCTGCTGCCCCTGTAGTCACGCTACCAATCGTGATAGACGCAGCAGTACCTGTATCACCTTTTGCACCCTTGATGTTCACACTAGCAGGATTAGTCAATCCAGCTTTATTTGTCCAACTTAAAACACCCTCCGTAGACACACTAGGCACAAATACATTGACGTTTTCACTATAATTCTTAGCATTGTCCATGTAGGTTTTTGCTTCACCTGCGCTGTTTCTTGCATCAGACGCAAAGTTACTAGCAGTAGTAGCAGCAGATTGAGCTGCTTCTTTACTAGCACCTGCATTATCAGCAGAGGTCTTAGCGTTGGTAGCATAAAGGGACGCATCACTCTTAGCAGCTTCTGCTACATTCTTGTAACCTTCGGCTAACCTTGCGCTTTCAGCAGCACTTGCAGCAGATGCACTAGCAGACTGTGCGCTGTTATATGCATTGTCTTTATGGTTGCCAGCAGTATTCATAAGCTGTTCAGTTTGTGTCTTGATAGCGTTCATACGCTGCATCATAGAGCTTTCTTCATTATCAATGTAGTTCTTGGTGACAGCATCCTGTGCATCCTTAGGGTCAGCCATGTTAGACACACGGAACTTACGTCCTTGCCATACACCACTTTCCTCATCAAGAACAATAGAATTGGTCTTAGACCAATCACTTGCTTCCTCTAAGATGTGCAACTGCTGAACCTCTGATATAGTCATATCCTTAGCTTTCAGGATACTTGCATCTGCCCAAGACACCAAGCGAGTGGTTGGCGTATTACGATAGATATGCACAATGCTATCTTTAGCTGGTGCAGAATCAAACATAATCATACGATTACTTATAGTGAACCCTTCGGAAACCTCTGCATCATTAATAGCCACATGGACAAAGGCTGGACGCAAATAATCAAAAGGCACAGAGAAATTTGTTTGAGAACCATCGGCTGTGTAAGTAATAGATGTAGCCAATTTAATAGCTATATTAATCATCTCCTTTACAAAAAATAAAAAGACCACCAGCTCTAAAAGAGCCAGCGGTCACCAATTCAATTTATTATCTCCTCATCTGAGGAAAACTATTATAAAATTTTTGTTTGTCTTCATACATTGCTTTTTCGGCATACTCTGTGATTTCCGCAATATCTGAGAAGACACCGGCAGAGTAGCCTAAGGCAGCTAGGGGAGGGTTGTCCTTAACCCACAGGGATTTATGGAAAGACAACACACTTCCAAGAAACTCGTGGATTTTAATATCAAACCCAGCTACTATAAATTCATCACCTGATATATGATAACAGTTATAAATAGGGGAGATAAAGGGTTCCTTAAGCTTAGCTGCAAAGTCCTTTATCAGCTTATCCCCTGCACTGTGTCCAAAGTGGTCATTGGTATATTTCAGACCATTGATGTCTGCAAAAAGGATACCAACGAAACCAAAGTGATTAGTGGTACTGTCACGTTCAAAGGCTTGCTTATTGTACAGTCCTGTGAGAGCATCACGCATAGCACCTTGCTCATAAATATGAGTTATGTCCGCTAAAAGTTGGGCATAGCTATTTTTGAACTGTTGCTGTATTTCACGTTGAATATCAGCACTTAATTCCATGGGACAGAACTCCTTTCATTATCTAGAAAAGGAACAATGGATAGGTATGAAGTTAGTAGCTGTACATTGGAATCACCTCGGGGAGAGAAAAAGGGGCATTAGTTCCACATGGAATTGAAATAACCACAACCCCCTAAAATACTTAGAATAACTACGATAGTTTCAATGATTTTAGTTTTCAATGGTATTTCTTTATTAAGGAGCACCTGCTTTAGCAGAACATTATATAGCATATAAATGATGCTTATAAATAAAGCAAAAGCACCACATAACCAAAGCGCACCCTCTACCATATCAAAAATGAAGCCTATTATCTGCATAAATCATATCACCTCTGATATTAATTATAGCACATTATTCAGGTGATTGTATATATTTGTAATTAAGATACTTCTTATTGGCACTTCTGAAAATGATATTTTGCTTTTTGTTAAGTTCATCAAGCTTAATACGCTTGGTGTCTGCATCCATCTTTTTGTCTGCATACAGTTCCCTAATAGCTTTAGAAACTTTCATAGCATCTGCCCTAGCTTTACGCATACCTTTAAGTTCTTTGTCTACCTTAGGTTTCCTACCCTCAAAAGAGGCATCTGCATATTGTGTCTCCAGCTTATCAAGACCACCAAAGAATACATCCTTGCTGCGGGAAGTACCTGTACCCTCAGTATATGTAAATCGAGTATATTCAGTCCACTTCCTACTAGGGGTAGCCTCATCTTTAGCCATCATATTGACACCACCCATAAAAGCATAACCCATAGAGCCTGTGAGACCATAGATTGTATTGTCTATCTTAATAGGTGAGAGATTAGTCACCTGACCAATACCACGAGCTACCATAGAGGTATACTGATTATATTGATTCTTAGGGCTAAGCTTTTCAAGACGTTGGTCAACAAGAGGACGGTTACGATACATAGAGTGGTTTGTCTGCCATTCATAGAACTTTTCAATAATGGGAGGAGCACCGGAAGGAGCGAGGTCTTTGATAAGCTTATAGACAACATCCGCAATGACCTGCTTATCTTCCCCTTCAGCCATGACATCTAATAATCTTTCAGGTATAGAGCCAGCTAGCTGTCCGATAAAGGTAGGTTTAGGATAATCATAGATGGTATCACCTATCTTGATGTACCATGCTTTATTCTTCATCTCCATAGGCATATCCTTATACCAATCTTCGTCTTTATTCCAATACCACAATAACAGGGTGGGAAACAGTACATGTTCTGCCATAGCAAGCCCAACACTGAGAGGATTTTTAGAAAGCTCTCTAGCTGTCTTTAAAGTACCTTGAAAAGCCGCATTTAAAAAAGGCGTATGCCTGTTAAGAATTTTAACAGTAGTACCACTCTTCGCAAAATTAAGGGTACTGTCAGAAGCAACCATAGCAGCTTCAATCATAGAAGCACCACGTCCTTTAGCACGTCGATAAAGAGCCATACGTGGTAACTGTTCCATAGCTTCACCATATGCTACATTCCAATTCCATAATACTTTGATAGGATATAAGATTTTATCAAGAGCAGAATCACTAATGTTAGGGTCTACAGTTTTCCTAAAGTCTTTATTGATTTCAGCAATAGAGCCTAAGCGTGTGGACATAGTGACACCATTAGACCTAAATTCTCTTTTGTATTGTCTAAGCAGAGCACGTTCTCTGTTGTTGCGAATGATAAGTTTACCAAAAGCATTGTCACTATTGAGCATCTGCAATCCCTGCCAAAAGATTTTCATAGGAGCAACAAGGGGAATGTGAGAAGCACTACGCCCATCAGCGTTCATAATAGTGGCTTCAAGAATATCTTTGCAGAGGTTAGCAGTAGCGAACATAGGTGTGCTAGTAGAGCCAATACGTAAAGCTGTTGCTGCGCCATGAGATATTTTTTCAATAATGTCAAGTTTAGAAGCACTCATATTGCCATCTTCAGAAGTCATAGCTTCATAGAGACCTTTCATCATACATTGGTAGTATTTAGGGTGTCCCTCTTCATATACAGTAATAATTTGTGAAACGTGCTTGTATTTACCATCTTTTACAGGCATCATAAGAAAATGTCCCTTTTCACCTTTAGCTAAATCAGCAAGAGCAAGACCAACACGGTTGCGCGCTACTTTAGTGACAATACTCTGCATATTTTTAACAGCTTGGACAAGAGGGTCTTTAATAATACGTTCAGACCCCTCAACAGTCATAGCCTTATGGGATGCAAAGAAGTCACTAGTACCCTCAATCTCAAATGAACGTGACATAGGGATATATTCAGGGTATTTTTTCAAGAAGGTATTAGCAACCTTTGCAGGGATAATTTGTCCGGCAACGGCAATTCGCAACACATTCTCATTCCATTGTTTCCAAAGATTAGAAGCAACTTTCATCTCAGGCAGTTCCTCTGCTTTAGCAATGATTTTATTACATTCTGCAAAGGTGTGTGTTGTCTTACGTCCTGTTCCCATAACTTCTAATTCGTGTTTAGCTGTTTGGTAGGTATTAAAAGCTTCATAGAAATCAGTATACTCAGTCTCTTTAAGCCATTTTTGAAGCTCAACACCACGCTTACCTTGTGCATCCAAAGGTTTCAAGATGTCAGTAGCGACAACATTATTGAGAGCAACATTGAATTTTGTCTGCATCATCTTAATAGCAGCTCTAGTTCCTAGATTATTACCATTCAGAAGACAACCAACAGTATCATTACCTGCTTGCTTTGCATACTGTGCTAAGACAGCAGGGTCATTCTCCATAGCTATCTTTACACCTTGGTTATCCTCATAAGCTCTTATGCTTTCGTCAAGGTCAGCATACTCCCAAGCAAAATGCTTTTTAGTAGCAGTCCAAGTACCAATGAGTTTATCAATTCTTTTGCCAAGCTCTTTGTCTGCCCAATGAAACATGCCAGCAGCTTTGCTGAAGTCAGACTGTGAACCCCATCGGCGCACCTGTTGCCCTAAAAGATTCATCTGTGCCTGATAGAATCTATCACTTGCAATAGCCTTTTCAAACTCAGCATAGGCAAGAGGGAAGTGCTTCTTAGCCATCTCAGGGTTGACACAATACTCATTCATAAAGGCAGCACGTCCTTCTTCTACATAGGTAGCATAGTTTTCCGGAGCATATCTATTACCATACTCACCACGTTGCCATATGGAAGTAGCACCATCATAAAGTTCTTTTTGAACTGCTGTATCTTTACCCCAACCAAATTTATCAGACAAACCATGACCGATTTCATGGCAGATTACAGACCATGCACGGAAGCCACGGATACGAATACCTTTACCTTGGGGCATAAAGTAGCCTAAGGTTCTATCACTATCAGCTAAATCCAATCTACCAGGGCGAATAGGGAACATAGCTTTTGCAGTTTCCCATATATCTTCTGCACTCACAGGATGAGGATAAAGGTTATCTTTACTATATTCCAGCCTATCGCCAAATGCACCCTGCATAATTTCAGGTGTCTGCCTAGCTTCGATGTGGTCGGTAGCTAACTGATTAGCAATAGCATCCTGTTGCATTTGTTGTTCGGGCATCTGTTCAGGATATGCTTTTTCAGCGGTTGTCTTGGGTTCACGTTTCGTAACCTGAGCAGGTGTAACCATCTCCTCATAGTCATTATCAACATCCCATACATTCTCACGATGCTGCTTACGATGCTTACGTTTCCTTTTATTCTTCTCTTTAGTAGGAGAACCTAACTTTTTGTTTGTCTCATCAACCTTAGTCTTATCAGCCATAACCTCAGTAGCAGGGTTTGTCTTTTCAGACACAATCTCTGCATCTGTGACAGGGTTTGTCTTGGCAGACCAATCAGCTTTGGCAAGCTTTTTAGCACCAATAGCAGTATCGGTCAAAAATTGGCTGACAGCAAAACGAGCAGGATGTTCTGCTGCGTAATTACGTACATTCTCATCCATAGCAAGAACTGTACCTGCTGCAATACCGCTACCCACAAAAGGGGTAGTCATAACCTTAGAGACTTTAGGGGCAGCCTTAGATAAAAGACCACCCACCCCATGTGTCACAGAAGCTGCCACAGTACCTGCCATCATAGGGAGCAGGGATGCTTTGGCTTGGTCAGACATCTCAGGGGCATTTTCAATCTCCTGTGCTTTCTGCATTTCATGCACCATGATAGGTACTTGAACAGCCAAAGGAATCCAAGGACTAGCAGCACCTGCTACGTCACCTATGAGAGTAAGGGGGTCTTTGGTAGCCACATAACGAGCATCATCCACAGCATCCTGCAAAGCCTGTGCAACCTTTTCTTGTGCAGGAGAGGGAGAAGATGCATCAACGTCCGGTAAAGCCATATCATCAATAGCATCAAAATTACCTGTTTTATAGGCTTCACCAGCAGCCACAGCAAGCTTCTGACCTGCTTTGTCCATGTCTTCAATCCATTCAGTAACACTCTCTGCTAAATCATGCAAGGGGTTAACTTTGGTATTAGAGAGCTGTTCTTGTCCTTTGGCTTGTAAATCAACACCGCTGACATAATCATCATCCATCTTATGCCATGCATCATACATATCAAATTTAGCCATAATTCCTCCTATTCCCCTCTAGCATCTGCTAACATATCATTTATATTACCTTCAGCACCAAAGACATCACGTAAAACTTTATTTACATCAAGACCTGCTTGTTGTGCAAGAACCTCAACTCTGCGGTGAATTTGGTCTTCATCTAAAGGAACACCTCTATCATCAGTGGGGTTACTATTGACTAAGATTTTTAATTGAGCTATCTGTTGGTCATAATCTGAAAGAGTAGGGGTATCATTTGATGGGTCATAGTTTGATTTAGAGGTAGACTGTGTTGTCTCTTGCTCACTAGGGATATACCCACGTTTCTTTTTAAACTCTAGCAAGGCATTAAGTCTTGCTGTAGCTCTATTGGCTCTCTTTTGCAAAGCCTTGTATTCATCAGAATCACCATCAACATCAGGGTCTTGATAAGCTTTATACCATTCGGCGTATGTCTGAGTATCTTTAATATATTGATAGCCATTTTCATATGACCAAAAATGTTTAGCTTCTGCATCATTACCATAGCCTTTAGCTGACTGCCGTGCTTGACGTGTGATAGCACGAATCATAGTAGCCTTAGTTGTCTCCGGTAAATTAGAGCTATTTATAATCTGCATCTGCTCACTTGGGTCATTGGTTTGTAAAAGAGCCATATTGATTCTGTCTCTTTCATCTGCATCACGTTGTGCCTTAACACGTTGTGCTTGTGCCTGTTTAGCATAGATAGCCTGACGTATCTTATTGATGCGCTGGGGATTATAGGCAGCAGCAGACTGTTCTTTAGGATTAGCAGCTTTCATACCACCATGGTAATCAGCAAGATGCAGATGTCTGCCTGTGCCAGCATCATGGAATAAGACCTCACCAAAATACTGCTTAAAATAAGACAATGCTTTATTAGCCTGTGCTTCATCCACATTGTCACCTAAGTAAATATCCACAGCATTACCTTGGGTATGTTCTGAGTTTGGTACACCACCCACAGATGCATTATGCTCTGCTGTGCGATAACCACTAGTAATCTGTGCATCCTTAAAGCCTAGCTGATAGATAGCACCACCAACCATAGGCAACACGCTTTTCATAGTAGGTGACAGGTCTGTTAAGTCGGGGTTGTCTCCCTGTGAGATAGGCAGATTAGCTTCAGGAATACCATCAGCATTTGTAGTTTCCGCAGGTAACTGAGACAACAATACTTCTGCTTGTGAGAGGTCAATAGTGCCATCAGGGCGTGTGCACTTAGACACAATATCATCAGTAACTCTCAGATTGAAGTTATCTGCAATCTTTGTATAGGAGGGATAGAGGTTTACCATCTGCTTTAAAGACAAACCATCTTCGTACTGATAGTCACCTAAGGCATCTAATCTTGCCGTATCAAAATCTTGGTCAGCAATCATCTGAGCAAGAGGGGCAACAGCTTTAATGAACCCATCTCTATCCCTCGTACCTAACTGAATCTTGCGCAATGCTTCACTGCCACGAGTGAGGAAGTCTTCACCTTTAGCTCCACTATACACAAGGTCTTGAAGCTCACTAGAACCCAGCATGACCATCTTCTGACGCTTATCATCATTGATTCTCTTGTCAGCTTCATTAGCTATTTTTATTGTGTCTTGGACAGCACCTTCATAATAGCCTTGGTCAAATGCTACTTTATTAGAGATACCTTCATCACTGAAGTTAGCTCTGTTTTCCTGTAGATACTTATTGAAAAGACTAACAGCTTCGGAAACGCTCTTAGGCTTTTCAGAAGCAGGGTCATTTGCCCATTGCTCTTTGGCATATTGGCTTGCCATTTTACCAATGCCTTTTTCAAGAACAGCCATAGCATAGCGGTTATCTGTCAAGTCAAATTCATCACTAGAGTTCTGCAAAGCAGCCATGCGGTCAAATTTCTTCAGGTCTTCTTGTGTCTTACCTGCAAGGAGTTTGTCTGCATTGACCAATACTGCTTGGTCTTGGGTGCGTTTTTCATCAGCAATACGCTCCTCCATGATATTCTTACCAAGGAGACCTAAAGATGATGCTAAGCGTTGTGCATCTAAATCTGTACGTTGTGAGATGCCTGCAGATGCATTGAATTTATTTAAGGACAGCGCATAGGGCATCTCCGGTTGTTTTGCAAACTGCCGTTGAGTACCTACCGCTGCCTGTACTTCTTTACTCAATCTTCTTACCTCCTATAAATACCATTGCCAATACCTAGCTTCTCATGGACGCTACGTGGAGCGTTGCCTACCCATGTCTTAGTAGCAGTCTTGGCTGTCTTTCCAATGCCACCTGTAATCTTCTGCTGATTCATAATATTCTTAGCTTGTGTATAATTATTCAAACCTGTGGCAGCAGAAGACAAAAAGTTAGTGAATCTGCTAGGCATCTTAGGTGCAGAAGCATTAAGGTTCTCTAAAAATTCGTGAGTAGATTTTACCTGTCGCTCACGATTCATGTCAACCTCATTAGATTTACGTTGGTAGTTATCTTGGATAGAGGATACTGCACGAGCGGTATCACCTTCGGCAGCACGTACAATGAGGTTAGCTGTACGTCCGCTCATGGTCTCATTCACAGCAGCCTTTACGCCACTATTGAGCTGCATAGAGTTTAACCTAGTGTTGCTGATTTCTGCGACAGCTTGGTCAAAGGCATCTGTGCGCTGCTGTTCTAAATCCATGATATTCCAATTCATCTCAGTAATAGCTGCCTTAGCCTGTGCGTTCATGGTAGCCTGTGCTGCCTTAGCCTGTGCACGTTGTCCCATATAATCACCTGCTACTTGCAAGCCTGTACTGATACCAGCAGCCACCATAGGACTGCACATAAGACATCACTCCTTTATTGGGTATAATGTAAATTTCTGAAATAGTTCTCCATTGATTCTTGTGTAGTTGCCAAATTCAGCTCCCAACCATTTAAGCCATTGTACATGTCGCTTATTCCTAAGCCACACATAATTATAAACATGATGTGTTACCCATTGTTTAAAGAAAGGCTTACAGAAACGTAGGAACTTAATAGGGTGTATATCTACCTCATTAGTACAGACAACCCATATTAAGTAAGCATCAATAGCACCAATGGCATAAACCCTTTGTGTCTCATCATCATAAAGACACAGAGCATTGCTTAACTCCTCAACCTCAGTGAAATCAAAGGGGGTATTTGAAGCATAGAACCATTCCATTTTGTCTTCATCACGCATATTTTCTCTGAAGTTACAGAGCTGTTCAATGGTTAATTTAGATACTTTTAAAATAGTCTTGTCCTCCTTTGGTAATTTCCAATCCAACCTGCACCCACAAGAGATACAGGGAGTGGGGTGTCTGTTTCCAAACAAATGTTTACATTCTCATTTTTGGCTTGTATAGGGAACTTAAAAGAGCCTGTGGTAAAGGGCATTGCACCTAAGATATTAAAGCGAGTACCTAAGAGCCTAGAGGTATACTCATAGACATAGGCTTGTTTGTCTTTAATATCCACAGTTACTTTGAAGTAGCCACTATCAGCATAGTTAAACCACATCTGACGCAGTTGCAATCTGCCCTCAATAAGAGCCTGAGTGCTTCCATTATCAGACTGCTTAACCATAATGGTTGACATAACAATCTTAAAATTATAATTGATACCTACAGTCAATACTTGGTTAGAGTAATCACCAATAAAGACTAGCTTTCCCTCTTTAGCCTTAGTGTATGTACCATCGGGAGCAACAGCACTATATTGTTTATCCTGCTCATATATATCACCGAAAATATCACTTATATTCACAGTAGTTTCATCTTTAAGGGAATCATAACACTCAGCAGGAATCTGATAGAAATGTTTGCAATCCAATAAGATACGATAGGCTTCACCATCAAAGTCAGTAGTATTAATGGTAAAAGAGATTTTCTCCAAACAGTAATAGCCATTACGCTCCACTATCAAATAGAGATAATTGTCAATAAATTGCCCCCCATAGACAACACCTTGCATATCCCACTTAGACCATGCAGCCTGTACACGTTGGCTATCAATAAAAAGGTACTTATAGACATATATTGATGTCTCATCACCTTCAGTGAGATAAAGCATTACATTCTCAACAGTAGAGGGAATGATTTTATACACACCATTAGGAATATAGTTAGGAACGTGGGATGTTATGTCTTGAACATCCTTAGCATCTGTGTTGTCTGCTGCGGTGAAGAACTCACGCACAGTGGTATACTTAGCTCTTTCAGCTACAAAGTAAACATTGCGTCCTGCGTTAACAGGCTTAGCTTTAAGACTAGCTTCATAGTGGGTAACTGCCGGGGACAGATTAGCACTTGTAGGTGTCAAGATACCATCAGCAGAGAGCATGAATTGTGCTTCTTGACTGAACAAGATAAGGTCAGTATCAAACGTGACAGCATTATACAGTGTGCTAATGGTATTATCAGAGACCGCTAAGTCGATAGGGTCTGTGTCCTGCACTTTGGTTGCACTTGTCATCCAAAAGTTAAAGAAGTCAGCAGAGCGAGTGAGGATAATATTTTCACCACTTAAGAAGCCTAAGCGGTTACGATGATAGAAGACATCATTTATTGTCCCACCAATGAAGGAGGGTTCAGGGTTACTATCTTCATCTCCTACATCACGCACAGACCAATCAGCACATTTGAAAGTAAAAGTACCATCTGCTTCACGTACTAAAACGTGGGGCATAGTAGTATTATCAATATGATTCTTCATTGATGGTCTTGCACATTCACGCCATACTTGGTCTTCTGCCACATAAGAGACATAATAATCATCTGTACTGCTGCCTTCTTCGCCAGTGATTTTAACAGTAAAACCATCAGGAGCATTGACAGGTAGATTAGAAAATTTCTGAACAAACTTTAGAATACCGAAAGCTGCTTGATTATTATAGCCATCATAGACAGTAGCGGAATCAATCAAAGAATAAGCTTTTGAATTACTAGGAATAGAGGTAGATACAGTCCATGTGAGTGTATAGACATTCATCGTACTATCTAATTTTAAACCATTGGCTTGTTGTGTTATTACTTTATTGGTTACTTTCCATTTATCATTCTGACAGCGTGTGATTTCTGCCATCATCTTTTTATAAGCAGTATAATCACTATCAAAACTCTCATTTGAATTAGCACGTAGATTTTCTTCAGTAGGGAATTTGACTGTTATAGTATAACCATTACGAGTTATAACAGTTGGAAAGGCACTCCAAGTATGAAAATGCCCTGTAAAAGCTAATCCTTTAAAGCGGTCTTCTTGTTGTATAGGAGAGGTGGTGGGTTGTAAATAAACTGTCTCACCTGTCACAGTTTTAAAGGCTGTCTTCTTCAGATATAACCATGAAGAACCTGTGGTAACCGCAAACCCATTGTCTTTTGCTTTGGTGGCTAATTGTTGAGCAATGTAGTCTGTGGTAATCAGTTTTGTGTGGCTTTTATCTGAACCATCAGGGGTCTCATGGCTTGCGATAGTTGTGCCATTTACATCAATACGATACGTCCTGCCGTACTGACCACTTTTGATGTTAACAAGGAGACCTTGAACATCCCAACTATTGTTATCAATAGTATCAGCCATCTTTGTCTTTTGCAGCGTGTTGCAGATAAAGGTATAATCCGCAATCGTGATAGGCTTCAAGTTATATCGTGGCAACTGTGTATAGATATAAGGTTTAGTACCACTAGCAAAGTTCACAGTCTTCCTGTTGCCTTGCATGTCATAAATTTCAATATCACTACCTGTGAACAAGACAATATACTTCTCATTTACATCTCTGTCAATAAAATGTACCAAAGGTTTAGCAGAATCATTTATTTTACGCCCTAAGTTAGCTACTAGAATACTAGGTGGTCTCTTTTGTAAGCCACCTGCTTCACTAGAATAGCCATTCAACTGTTCTTCTAGCTGTTCAGGGTGTCTGAGAATAGGTGGTTGCTGAGACACACCACTAACAAGGTTCTTGATGTCTTGATTAATCAGTCCCATAATCTCACCTCAATCTCAGCTCATGAACATAGGTATGTTCCAACATTGAGTAGCTATTATTGTCTACCTCAAATTCCATCAGATGTTGCCATGCTTCAGCAATCTCTTGCTGTGTAATTTTGGTCAGACTATCATCACCAAAGTAAGAGCTTTGGAAGACAAAACATGCCTTAGCTAAGATATAGTTTCTCATCTGCTCCGGTAAATTCTCAAAGTCAAGATAAAGCACCATCTCTACATCCAAAGGTTTCTCAAAGATTAGGGTGTCTTTGAACAGGTCTTTTACATAGTCACCCTGTCGAACGAGCTTGACACCATGGTTATCCTTAAGATACAAGTAGTTACTGTTCCATGGTATCTTCTTTGTGTCTACATCCGGGTTAAGGGTGAAGTGTGGTGTTTTGTTAAAAGTCCATCCTCGGGACTGCTCTTGTCTGCTGATATTCCGCAGGATACGCAGGGCATTGATAGCATCCACATCTGTCAATTCTTCAAGACTGTTAATAGGAGCTTCACCAATAGTACCAATGATACTATTGACTGCATCAAGTTCAGTTAATGCTGTTAGTTGCATTGGTATCTCCTTTCATTTTTAGAAAAAATAGGGGACAGCATACGCCATCCCCTAGTGTTAGTAGTTTAAAATTAAGCCTGAGTTACAACACCCATAAAGGCAGCTTCAGGACGCAGACCACCAAAACCTTTTGCATATTTAGCAATAATTTGGTCTGCCTGATATTCAGGACGGCGAGCATGTTCCATACCCAAACCTTTGAGGGTCAGGATACCAGCGGAAGACGGATGTGCCACAATAAATTGGCAGGTGTCTTTGTAGGCAGTAGGGAACACATGACCATCACCCTGCATAACATTTTCATTATCTACGCCACCATCAGTCAGCAGAGGAGCTTCAATCAAATCAAAACCAATCAGTTTCGGAGGGTTGTTGCCCTCAATGGTCATAGAAGCACCATACAGTTTGTTGATAATGTCCTTGTTGGCAATGAGTGCGTTGAGTGCCATCGGTTTGATGTAGCAGTTGCGACCTGCCAGCGGAACATTGTTCTCAGACATTTTGGTCTTGATTTTCAGCAGTTCCTTAAAGATAGCTACACCCATAGCTTCAGTCTCGCCATAGTCAGCGGTTGCCACAGTCTCGGTAACAATCAGACCCTTGCCAGTGCCTTTGACACCAGTAGTAGCATTGGTAGGCAGGTTCTCTTTGTCTTCTACAAGCATCTTAGCTACTTCAGCCAAGATAGCACAGTCCTGAGCAACAGCCAATGCTTCACCCATTTCTTTGGAATACTTAGAACGCAACTCAAAGTGGTTCATAGCTTCATCCAAATCAAAAATCATGCAGTCAGAGGTCAGCAGACCATCCAGCACAATAGTACGCTCATTGTGTTCAATGGGAGTACGCAGGTCATCCAAGTTCTTACCTGCTTTCAGGTATTTAGCTTTTGCTCGACCTACAATCGGGAAGATAGCAGATTTACCATGTTCAATAGTACGCTCAGAGAAGCGACCACCGGTAATAGTGGATTGAGAGAAAGCGGTGAGAACTTCACCGGTAAACATTTTCAGAAATAAACCTAAGCGGTCTTTGCCTTTATCAGATTGTGCAAGACCGGGGTTGGCAATAATCATATCAGCCATTAAATCACTCCTTTAATAATTTTGAATAAAAAAAAAATAACCCTCCACTTATGGGAGGGGGTTGACGTTTGTGTCTTAACCAAAGAATTTAGAAGCAGCAACTTTACGCTCTACTTCCTGCATATAGTTAGGGTCTTTACCATAGCGTGGGTCACTCATAGCTTTAATCATCTCATTGGCATCAGTATAGCCTTTAGATTTACCCACGTTACCACTACCACCTAAAGTAGGATTAGCAGTACCATGCTGCGCTACCATCTGTGCCTTTACACCTGCAATATAAGCAGACACAACAGACAAGTCATCTTTGTTTACAATAGCATTGAAAGCATTGACAGCACCTTTACCTTGGGACTGTACGAATTTTTGGATACGTTTGTACTCATTGATACCGCCAGCATCCTCAATAATCTTATTAGCAAAAGCATCAGCCTTAGCTTGCCAACCTGCGAGAGCTGCTTCTACAAGAGCTTTAGGGTAGCCTTTTTCTTCCAACAGCTTATAACTGTCTGAAGACAACTCACCCTTCTCATTATATTCAGCTTCTAAGGCAGCATAGTCGATGCCCTTACCTTCAAGTTCAGTCTTGGCAGATGCAATCTCACCTTTAGCTTTTTGGTACTCCTCCTGCTCCTCAGCAGGTTTGTCTTCTTCTTTGGTGTCTTTTTCATCAGTGGTGGTTTCTTCTTCACCTTTGCCACCTTCAGTGTTATCAGTATCAATAACTTCACCATTAGAAACAATAGTAGTATCAGTAATATCTACCTGTGTTTCCTTAGGTTCTTCATTGACCTGTGTGTTTTGATTTTCAGTATCAGCCATTATCTTCACTACCTCCCTGTGTCTGCTGATTCATGGCATCCATAGCACCTTTGGTTGCATTAGGTATTGCAGCCTGTGCCATTGCCATCATTTGTGCTTGTTGTTGCTCCTGCTGAATCTGTTCGGCAGTCTTAATCAAACCTGTGGTGTCAAGGTTGCAACTATTTGCCCAAGCACGAGCAACACCTTCCCAATTCACAACAGATGCTGCATCAGGAATCTGAGCAATGCCTTGGATAAAGACAGTCAGCTTCTGTTGGTCATGTCCACGTCCGATAGCTTCCATGCCTGTAGTTACGGCAAGAGACACAATATCTTTAGGGACATCAGCAATTTCACCTTTTTTGGAAAGGATATTTAAAAGTGTATTAGCTAAGGGGAGCTGCAATTCTTGTGACAGGATAGAATAAATACCACCAAGGGTATCTTCCAGCTCATTAGCCACATAGCGGATTTCCTCAGCCGTCACACGTTCGCCACTACGTTGGACAGCAGAGTTTAGCATGAAGGCATAAGACAACCTGCTTTCAATAGCATCAGCAGTCATCTTAGCAATCTGCATATCTTGTGTCTTGTCCAGCGACAGGCAAGTAACATCTTCCTTGTTACCTGTTACAAAGCCACCATTTTTTGTCTTCATAATCTTGCTAGGTTGTGTCACGCCATTAGGGCGCACAAGGTAGATTACAGAAGCAGCAATAGCAGACATCTCTGCAATGGCTTTAGAGAGACCTTCAAGGGTCTTTAAGTCACCAATATATTCCTCAACATATGAGCGACTATAATGTTCACCATCCATCTTAAAGAGACGGACAGGAATCCAAGGACAAACATCAGCAGGGAAAGACTGCTCATAGCCATCAATCTGTTTCCCCTCAATCTCTTGGTAACTATAATATCTGTTGTCTTTAGATGAATAGGTGATATGTGTATAGACCTCAACCAATTCATCACCACGTTTGGTAGACAAATCAATATCTAGTTGCCCTAAGACTTCATAGGGCAGGGTATTGATAGCAAGTTTGTCACAGGTAATCATCTGAATAGGGTGTCCTACAAAATCTCTTTGTACTACATAACTATTCAGCTTATAGACTTTAATGCCCCCCTCTTTAGGAGGGAAGAACAGTAAAGCATTGCCAGCTATAATAAGCTGTTTCAGACACACCTCCATGGAGACACGCATCTGCGAAGATTCAAAGTATTTCTGAGCCGTTTGTTCTCTCTGTACTAATGCTTGCTCTATCTCTTGTTTGTCTTCAGATTTGCTCTCATAATATTTGAGGACATCATCTCGGATGTCTTGTCTGAAGAAAGGTGTGTTTGGGGGGAACAGAGCTAATACCAGCTTTGACGTGAGGTTATTGACACCTCTTGCACCTACCGCTTGATAGGGCGTAGGGTATTTAGTAGTACCATTAGCTTCTTTTTTAGGAAATAAAAAAGGGATTGTATACTTCGCACAATCCTCAGCTCTGTCAATATAAATCTCACGCTCAATAGCCAATCGCTCATATAAAGCTTTTGCTGTCTCTGCCATTAAAGGTTCACCCCTGTACCGCTACCAATCTGAGTGATGGTGAGCTTCTTTTTACCCTTGGTCTTAGCATTTGGATTTTCCTTTTTGGTATCCTCAGCCACATTATCAATCTTCAAGGGTGCTGCAACAGGGGCAGCAGCAGGAGCAGCTTGTTCTACTTTTGGTTTCTTAGTACACATCGTTCCTCCTCTCTACAACTGTGTAGGATTGTATACGCCATTGCGAGCAATCGTCAGTTGTTGTCTACCTTTCTTCTTGTTAAAGGTATCAGCAGTACCGCCATACTCAGGACTATCAGGGTCTTTTGCATTGGTTTCCGGTACTAAGGAGGATGCAGATACGTCAGTGTTTACGCTGGGTGTCTTAATCTTCCAGCACATCTTATCACTCCTCGTCATCATTTAGGTTAGCCATAGCCTTGATATGCCCCAGCACATCCATAACGCCCCTAATATATCCAATTAACTCGTCATTGTTTTTGGCATTGTGTGTCATAAGGCTACCAAGACTGTAGGCTTTCTCTAGATGTTCATAAATTACAGGGTTTACATATGGTAGTTTTTCTCCATCATCCCCTTTATTAGATACAATATTAATATTCATTGTCGCTTATATGCCCCTTTACTTTATTGTCTCTTTTGTGACCCTTTGGGTGTCCAAAGGATAGGCTTAAAGTCTTTACCGACATCCTCATATCTGAGAATACGAGCAACCCTCGCCTGTGTCAGTGCTTCTTCCTCAGACAAACCTGCTTTCTCATAGGCAGCCACCACAGCATCCCATGAGCAGTCCTTGTCTAGGATTCTCTTTGCACCAACCTCGCCAATCTTAGGACAACCTTTGTAGTTATCAGTAGCATCACCGACAAGGGTTTGATATAAGAACTGATAATCAGCTTCTTCTTGTGTTGTCTTATGAAATGTATCCTGAATGAAGTTATAGAAAGGACAGGGGATAGACCGCATATCCTTGTCACCACTGATAATAACAGCAGGTATATCAGGCATTGTACCATAGATGCCTAAAATATCATCAGCTTCAAGGCTTGGGATAGACAACACATTATAGTTTTTCTTTACCCATTCAACAGCTTCATGGTAGGCAAGAGGTTTTCTTTTGGCTACACGATTGAGCTTATAGGGTGGATAGACTTTAGAGCGAAAGTAAGGGTAACTAGAAAAGCACATGCTAATGTTATAAGCTCCCTCATGCTCCATGTGACGCAGGACTTTATCGGTGATACTGACAACCATTGTGTCAATCGCATCTTTTACTTCTGCTAAGTCAGAATGTAATGTCCACAGGTCACCATACCAATTAATTTCATGCTCTGCTGCTGCACATGTGCGGAAGACAATCATGTCAGCATCAAAAAGCAGCTGTAAAGGTTTAGAAGCCAAGATTAAATACCTCCATCAACAGGTGGAGAAAACCAAGAATACCACCAATAATCAGACCATAGAAAACGATGCAAAACAGGATAACCAAGAGGACATAAATAGCGATAGCACGCCACTTCATTTAAAATCACAACTCCTTTCTGTACAATTAGCACAATTCATAAAGTTTTTATCAAAGATTTCAGGTGCAGCGTCAGCTAATCGCTCCTGAATCAGTTCAGCTAATTTTCTATGCTCCGGCATTGCACGTTTGCATCGACGCTTAGGCAAATATTCATACCATGCACGGAAGTTACCTGTCACTACCAAGGATGTCTCAACACCTTGGGGCAGAAAATAGGCAGCCTGCTCCTCTTTGGTGTCTGCGTCATTCAAAGCGGAGTTATATGTACGTCCTACGTTAAAGTCACCCAAAGACACACTTTCAAGAGTGTATGGATTTACAAGAGTATCGAATCTACTCCCTCTAGCAGACTTACAGGTGAAGCTGAGGTGGCGATGTCTCGTGAGTTGTCCTAAAACACGCACAGAACAGGTCACCAAAAAGGAAGCATAGCAGTGCTCCAAGACACTAAGATGTCCGCTCTCAATAATTTTCTTGATAGACTTTTCAGTAACATCTTTACCATAGGGTTGCTTGCAGGCACACTCTAACAGTGCCATGTAGTTAGGTGTCATTGAAATAAGGTCAACAGTAGGCATTAGAACAGGTCACCTCCAACCCCGATACCCTTTGCTTTGGTCTCTAAGGTGTGCGGAGAAGCAACAGTCATGAAGTTGCCTTGCTTACACTTAACTTCCACACGGATACGATTTACCACACCTTCAAAATAGATAGTCTCTCCTAAGGAGTTCTGACGTTTGATATAGACCTTCTGACCAATCTTTGGGACAAAAGGTTGCTTTTGTTTCGACATAAGGCTTTACCTCCACAATTTTTGTTTGTCTTCCGAACCTAAAGGCTTCTGCTTTAGTGTTCATAAAAATATCAATTTTTGTCTTACCATAATCACCACCAAACCTGTCCTGAACGATGTAGCTGTGCCCATCTATAACAACTTCAGTACCTAATGGCAAGCCATCACACGCCACAGTCACCCCTTGGATAGCAGGGTGTCCGCTGGCGGTGATGCCATCTGTCTTACCACATTCATCAAAGGCGGGGGTGTAGGCGGTGCAGATTACTAAGAGTAGAGTAGGGATGTTAAACATTCTTTAGTGTCCTGCACAATGTTTAATGAGTGCAAATTCAAGAGGAGCGCACTGCGCAAAGCCTCTAGCACCACGCATGGCGTAGGCAATAATCTGCAAGGCGATAGCAGCATCACGTGTATAGTAGCTAGATGTAAAACCGCCATCTACACACTCGCTAGCTAATCTTTTACGGATGATGTCTTGATAGCTGAGCATTTCTACCACCGGTACACATTTAGTGCAAGCTCTAGAGTATGCCTGCTCCAATTTGTTGTATTCATATGATAGTTCTTCATTACCTTTTATATCAGGAATAATGCATGTACCACGCATAGCGTGCAATTTCAGCAGTTGCTTCCATTCTTGCCATTCCATATAAGATACAGTAAAGCGTCTATAATTACATACCATTACTAATCATCCTCCTAGTGACAATCATACCAATTTCTACCAATCTTTCCCTCGGTATCTAATTGGCATCTGATTCCGTAATATTCTTGTGTTTGTCTCATAGCTTCTTGGGCAATTCTCACAGCTTCTTCAGCTATAGCTTCAGTTCTGCAAGCTACCTGTCCCTCATCATGCACCCAAGCCATAAACTGAAAGTCTTCTCCATGTTTATAGCCAGCTTTAATCATATTTTCTTCCCATAGGCATATCCATTTTTTACATATCAATGCGCCACAGGACTGTAAAAGTAAATTGAGAGCTGAATGTAGACTTCTCACATGGAGATGTCTGCCATCCAGCCCTCTTAAGTATTTTCGTTTCCATTCTTTAATTTTTCCATGGTACTCAACCACGAGTGTATTCTTGACAGCTTCACGCAACATCTTGATAGCAGGGGTGGCTTTCAGGAATTTATTCTTTACCTGTTTTCCCACCTTTTCATCACCGCCAAGCTGTTTACCGATAGCTTTATCCCCAGCACCATACAGGAACGCATAGATAAAGGTCTTAGCTGCATTTCTCGTGGGTAACCCAGCAGCCTGTTGATTTAATGTATGAATATCCCCATTCAAGATAACATGGGCATAAGCACCCTTATCATAGGGATAAAGATAATGTGCGAGACACCTAAGCTCCAAGCCACAGGCATCTACACCTACCTCATACCACCCCTCAGGTGCTCTGAACAGCTCCCTGCACTCTTGTCCGTAGGGACTACCCACATGAGGGACTTGGGCAACATTAGGGTTCGCATGGGTAGCACGTCCTGTTACTGTACCGCAAGGGTTCACACTGCCATGGATTCTACCATCAGCCTTAACATGCTTCAGCCACGCTTGATTACCTATGGCAAGTTGTCCAAGACGCTTAGCTACCATAAGGTATTCCTCAAAGACAGCAGCTAAGTCCCTTAGTTCCTGTGGGGCATTTTCGTCACCCTTAATAAACTTAAAGGTATCGCCATCCACCTTCAGGCGTTCATCCTCATAGCAGTCTTCATTTTCCGGCAAGTAGTTGAATTGATGCTCCAGCACCCACGCCACTTGCTGTCTGCTGCTAGGATTGAAGTCCTTATATCTTTGAATAGGTACACCTGCTTTATACCCTAAGCGTTTGTTGTCTCTTTTAGGTATAAAGACCTTATCAGGTATCTGTGGCACAATAGACACAAGCTGAGAAGACAACACAGCATAGCGTAACTCTAAGGTTTCCCTTAGCTTCTCTGCCTTTTCTAAATCAAAGACAAAACCATTCCGCTCCTGCTTAGACATCAGCCATTGTGCTTGATGTTCCAGCTCTATAGCCTTAGCAGGTGCGCCAATCTTCACGAGGTATGTATAGAGCTTCTTGGTGACAGTGACATCCTGCACACAATAGGAAAGCATTTCCTCACTGAAAGAATCCCATGCATCCTCTTGCTCACCATACGTACCTTTAAGTTCCCCAAGGCGATAACCCCATGCCTTTAGTGATTGTCTACCAATCAATTTAGCAGGGAGTGTACCATTACGTACCCTAGCATGGTCAGTATCTTCTATGTTGCCACAGATAAGACGTGACAGCACAAGTGTGTCTAAAACTTGTGGTCTCCATTCTCGCTTTATGCGAAACTCGGGATAGAGTTTAGCTAAGACAGCACAGTCATAGTTGATGATGTTATGCCCACAGATGCTTTCTCCATCCCTCAGAGCAGCGATTAATCGCATAGCTCCTTTTTTAAAATCATCAGGTCTGTAAGCTGAGATGTTGTTCTGTTCATCGATGATTACTAGACAATGCCCCTTAGTGACATTGTCCAGCAGACCATCAGTTTCAATATCAAAGTAGAGCATAGCTTACAGCTCCACAGCATCTTGCGACAGGAAGTATTCCATACGCTCACGCTCATTTTCAAGAGCATTGATTGTCTTCTCATGCTTCTGCAAGTATGCCATCTTAGCTTTGTTGGCATTATGAATCATACTATTGCAGTTCTTGATGCGAGCCTTAGCAGCTGCGACCTGCTTGCGAGACAACCAAGACAGCAGGGAAGTACACCAATCAATAAGCTTTTCTAAGATTTCAAACATCTAAAAATCTCCTTTCTCTGTTTCATCAATATCAAAAGGACACACAGGTGCTTCATACTCTGATAAGTCCTTCACCGCATTTAAGATATTATGTTCCTTGTCATATGCAAGGTATCCGGCGATACCTGTATCACCACTATATCTGTTCTTAAGAACCCTTACACGTACAAGGTTCTTCTTCACCCCTTCATCCTGTTGGTTTCTTTCAAGACCCCACACAGCATCAGAGAGCTGTGAGATAGCCTGTGAACCACGCAGGTGGGAGAGGGAAAGTGCGCCACCTTCTTCAGCCGGAGTACCATCAGTTCTGCGCAGGTGAGAGACAACCAACATGCCTACACCTGTTTCCTCTACAAGTGAACGTAGTTTCGTCATAAGTACATCGGTAGCCTTACGCTCATTTTCGATGTCAAGACCACTGATAGCGATGGAGATGTGGTCTAAGACAACAAAGTCCACCTGCTCACCTGTCACCATGTACCGGATGGTCTGAAGGAGGTCTTCACACTCGATAGAACCGAAGTGATTATAGAAGACAAAATTATCCATGATGTCTTCAAAGGCTTTCTTGTATTCACTGTCAATGATAGGTCTATGGGCAGGTTTACCTAACTTAAGACACACAAGACCATTGGCGGTGTGCTTAACATTTTCTTCCAGCATCAGCATACCTACTTTACAATAGCACTCAGTACCAAGATGGTAGGCTAGTTGTCTAACGAACGTAGTTTTGCCTATACCTGTACCTGCTGTGATAACAACAAGCTCACCTTTACGTAGACCATCAGTCATGTTCTGTAGGGGAATGTCCCAAGGTAGAGGGTAATTCAGGGATTCTTCATGCTTAGACAATACCTCCCACAGGTTATCACCTTTGATGATGTCAGCAGGGGTATATGTCTTTGCTTCCCAAACAGCTTTTACAACAGCATCACTCTTGCCCTCTTGCAAGCACTCATTAGGGTCTTTGCAAGGTAACCATGCTATCTTAAGCTTGTTAGGGGACAGGATGCCACTGACAGCCTTTACAGCTTTACGTCCGGCAGCGTCCATATCAAACATGACAATGACTTCCTCAAAGCTCTCTAGCCAATTAAAGTTGGCTCTGAAGACCTTAGCAGCACTAGCAGCACCTGTAGGGATACTCACAACAGGATATTTGTTACCTTGAACCTGCGAGACTGTAAGACAATCAATCTCACCCTCGGTTATCACCAGCTTCTTGCCACCACCTTGGAACAGATGTTGCCCAAAGAATCGCTCACTGAAAGAACCTCTAGCTTCAAAGGTCTTATCTGCATATCTGATTTTCTGACCAAGCAGTTTATTGTCATCATCATAGTAACAAGCCACCTGCACAGGCTGACCATGCACCTTAGAGGTAAAGTAGCCATACTTAGCACAGGTTTGTTTTGTCAGTTTTCGCTTAGGCAAGGGGGAGACCACCATGTCCTGTAGGTCTATCAGACCTTGTTTCTTTAATCCACTTGACAATTTTTTCTCCTCCTTGCTGCTGCGAAAATAGGTGTTGCATGAGAAACAATAACTGTGCCCATCTTCATAGATGGTTAAAGCATCATGGCTGCCACAAGCAGGGCAGGGTTGATGTGTCTCCATAAGTTACACCTCGTCAGTAATAAATTTTATAGGCACATCATACTGTGCCTTTAGCTCATTCAGCACATACTGCTGAGCATCGGATATTTTCTTGCGTCCTAGTGTATCAGCTAAGACATACACAGAAGTCTCACATTCAGGCAGGTTATATCCGGCAACTGCCTTTATTTCTCTGTCGGTCTCAAAAAGACCATTATTGAAGACAATAAAGTGAAAGCCTGTGTCAACTTCACCTTGTCTGTAAGCTTCCCTAAACAGCTCACGTTTGCGCTTACCCTTTAGGTTTCTTAAGACAACACATATCTGTGTGGTCTTAATGCGCTCTTTGAATTTAAAGAGTGACAATACGCTCACCTTTTCCACGCAAGACAAGACCATTGGTGTCCTTCATGGTCTCTTTGAACCACCGAGAGGGAATCTCACGGCTGGCGTATTTGAATCCATGTTTTTCACACCACTCGGCTACAGTAGTCTTAGCTCCTGTACCGATTCTTGTCTTAGCGTTGGAGAATACAAAGCGTATGTCTAAATTTGGATACTGTTGTCTGATAAGCAGATGCTTCTTGCGGTCAGCAGCTTCAAAGATACCCTTGGCTTCAATGATAATACCATTAGGCAGGATGAAGTCAGGGGTATAATGGTGCTTTGTGGCAGGAATCTCGTAGGCGATGGAGTATTTTTCGTACACCTTAGGTACACCTGCGTTTTCAAGCTGCTGCGCTAGGCGGTCTTCTAAACCGCTGCGATAGGGTTTGTTGAGGGTGGAAAAGCCCCCTCTGCGATTAAACTTAATAGCCATAGGCTTTAAAAGTCTGCACCCTCATCAGCAAAGGGTACTTTATCCTCATCAAATTCTTCTTCTACATCAAAGCCACAATCATCTGCAGATACTGCACCAGCAGCAGGAGCGACATAATTCAGTACCTGAACAGCTTTCAGGAGCAGTTGGATGCCATAGACAGTAGCAGAAGCGTAGAAGGGGCGCAGAAGCATACACAGCCGGATGGTAGAGCCATTACCTACTTCCATCTCTTCATCCATAGGTTTACCCTTCTTATCAAAGACAACCATAGTCTTTTCGATAACATCACCAGCTTTGGTCTTGATAACAGCGTTAGTCTTAGCTTTGAAGACAATATCACCATCTTTGTCCTCATGGAAACCAAGGGCAGGAGCAGAGTTGCGACCATAGCGTTTGCCGTCAAAGTCGGGGGACTTCTTAGCCATCTCCCATTCATTTTCAATACGTTGAATCAGCTTATCAGTATCTGCTTTAGACAATTTGATACCGCAGACATACTTTCCGGTATCCTCGCCATCAAAGACTTCGGTGCTGCGGAGCTTAGGGTACACCGCCTCACCAGCAGGGGTAGTAATTTGTGCAAAATCATTCTTTGCCATGTTTGTTATTCTCCTTTATTTTTTAAATAATTTCAATATTCTTTAATGTCTCTTTTAAAAGCACAGGTTTAGCATCGTATTGTTGTACAAAACGTGCAAAAGCAAGCTGTGCCCCTGTAATGAAAGAAAAGGTATCTTCAGGACTACAAGTAGCACACGTTTCTGCTGCCACTCTTTTGTCTACCACATACTTTACAAAGACTTTATTGCCTTGGCGGTAGATAATAATCTTAAGGGCATGTTTAGGGTCAGGTTTAGGGATAAGTTCAAGTTTGCTTGCATTAATATTCCATCCATGTCCACATTCACATCTATAAGGAGATTGTAAAGCATGTCCATGTACATCATTATCAAATTCTACAGAAACTATACCGAGAGTGGCACCCACCCAGCGTACAGTACCTTTCTGACCCACAATAGCTTTATTACCATCATGCGCTGCAATGCATTTTACTCTGTCACCAACCTTAAACTTAGGCATCTTTAGCTACCTCCTTTTAATTAAAATCAATAAATTTAATGTTTTTAAGAGTAGGAAGTACCAACTCTTTATTATGTGCCTTCAACATACGTTGCAGTGCAATCTGTACGCCTGTGAGGAAGTCAAAAGTATCATCAGGACTGCACGTTGCCATTGTATGAGACACCAAACCTTTGATACTGAACAGTTTGCAGTGGACTGTGCGTTCTTTGATATAGAAGACAAGCTTAGTCTTTTCGTTCATGGGCATTAAAGGTGTTAACTCACGTTCATAAGCTGCAAAGAAAGGTGTGGTGCAGGAGTAGTTATCAATATACGGCTTATCCATTTTCACAGAATAAACCAAAGGTGCAAATGCTGTAGCGCTAATTGTACCTGTACCCTTAACATGCATCCTTTCACCTCTATTGTTGGATATAGTATAGCCATCAACATGTACTCTGTCACCAACCTTAAACTTAAGCATCCTTAGTTACCTCCTTAACTCTTCTCGTCTTCACAGCAGGTTTATTACCTTTTCCAGTACTGCCACTTTCAAGACCTCTTTCAGTCTCAGACAGCTCCTCAGTGACTTCTTCAATCGCCACCTCTTCAATCTTGTGAATCAACAGTTGTGCAATACGCTGACCAGCATCAATAATTTCAAGATGGTCACCTAAGTTCTCCACATACAACATGATTTCACCACGATAATCAGAATCAATAATACCGACCTGATTAGCAAGTCTGAGTTTTGTGTCTCTGCCTGTAGAGGAGCGCAAGACAACCTCAGCATAATAGCCACTAGGCAGTTCCATAGCCAAACCTGTACGGACAACAGCTGCCTTTGAAGACCAGCGTTGTGGTGTCACCGCAATGCGGTTAAGACAAACCAAGTCAAGACCAGCAGCTCCACCTGTCATTGCTTGGGGGAGGGTGGCGTTAGGGTCAAGTTTTTTGAATTTAATGTTTACCAAATTTTAGTCCTCCTTTGGATTGATTGGCATCTTATAGCCAAGTTTCATGAGCCATTCGATATAGCGTTTAGCCTTAGCTGCATCCTTTTCCGCAGCTTCACCTTGCTTCTTGCCAGCTCGCAGGGTGTATTTGATGATGTTACCTTTGAGGAAACCAACAAATTCAGAAAGAGACAACACAAGCTGCATCAGCTCAATAGGCTCTAAACCTACCATAGATGCATAGTGCTCATCGTAGTGCTTTGCTTGATTGTTAGTAGCATGGTTAGGGGTATAAGGTTCAAGCATGTTGTAACCTAAAAAACTAACCATAGCAGATTCACTACCATCAAGGTGGACAAGAGCATGTGCAGACCTTAAGGCTACTATTGTACCTGTGCAGCCTTTATCAGTACCATGTGCAACCCATACCCTCTGACCTACACGAGTGTCCTGTTTCAACATAGACAATACCTCCTTAAAAATTATTGAGAAAAGACAACACACAGAAAGGAAAATAGAAACGGCGCAATTTAGATTTTGAAAAGCGTGTTGTCTTTTCTTCATGTTTATGCCCCATTAGCATTTCCTTTAGGTAACTAAAGGATTTTAAAGGTACTATAAAGACAATAGAGACCTTTAGTTACCTTAGGTAGGTTATTATTAATTATTAATAACATAACCTTAGGCACTTAAAGGTCTCTATAGAATCTATAGGAAACTATAGTTATCTATTGTCTTCTTTTCATGTTTGTGACCCATTAGCAGAATATGTACTTACTGTCCAATACACTATTCAGGTCTAAATTGCCCTTTTTAGGGGGAGCAGGTAACTCTTTATTTACCAATGGTTGTAGATATTGTCTAAACTCCTCCAAGACATCATGCTCTGTATACATATCTACAAATGCTTTACGCACAATATCATACATTAGCTTAGCTTGTGACATAGGGCAACCATAAGAATCATGCACCATAGTAAAGTGATTGATACCAGCATCCTTAGCTCTACATACTGTCATTTGAAGATGGCAAGCATCCATAGAGTGAATGAAATTTGGAGCGATACCATTAGCCTGTTTTGTCTTATCAATCACACCTGTTTGGTGAGGGATATACACTCTGAATCTCTTTCCGGCACAGCGTAACTTAATCACCTTAGATTCATACTTTAAATAATTTTGTTGCAACAGCAAGCCTAAAGGTGTGCACCAAGACACTACATTTGCATTTTTAGTGACAAGTTTGGAAACTTTATGTAACCAATCCATACCCTCAACAGCACGTACAACAGTAGCACCCACAGAGTTCCATATAAGCTCAGCCATATACATAGCACATTGGTAGGCATTAGTCTCTGTAAAACCACAAGCGGTCTTAGCATTTAAAGCAGGTTTGATTGTGTCTTCCATAATCTGTTCCGTGTAGCCACGCTTCTTAGCACCATAGGCAAGGGTCATGGTAGGTCTTTTAGTTACAGTGCGATTGACACCATAGTTTAACCAAATCTGCGCCATAGTCTTTGTACCGAATTTAGTCTTCAGCTTTTCTTCGTCCCATTCGTCAATAGTGCCTGACATAGCATCCTGCTTCAAGACAACATTTACCTTATCAGCTACTAAACGATAGATGTCATTCGGTTTGTCTTGCGGAACAAGGTTTACCGCAGTACCACCAATAGGGTCTCTAAGAATAGCAGAGAAGTGTTGCAGACCTGAGCATGTGCCATCCTGCGCATAGGGGAGACCTGTTACCCATCCGACAATAGAGCCATGCTCAGCTATCCATTGTTTCGCTTTCGCCCATTCAAGACACCATGCAAGGAGCTGTACAGGTTTTTTGTCTTTATGCAACCACCATAAGTTACCCATAGGGTCTTTAGCTACATCAAGAATGACTGCTTCATTGTCATATACCCATTGGATGCGGTCAACATAACTGATTTTATCCTCACCTGCAGGGTTAGCTCCGGTAATGGCGAGCCATTCAATATCTTTAGGGTCTTGACAAGGCGGTGTGTCTGAAAAGAGCAGTAAGCCTTTGCAAATATCGTCACCTTGGGGACTGAAAGAGGGGATAGGATAGATGCGTCCTCTAAAATCCATGTTCCAAGGAAAATAGATGTTTTCATAAAGACTAAATTTATCAGCAACTGTAATCATAGCATTTGTACGATTGATAATAGAAATTCGACGTTTTAAGCCTTTCCACCACGCTGCCTTATCTTTTTTATATTTTTTAATCTCTTCTGCTGTTGCCCCTTCAGGTAAGGGGGTAGGTTCAGCTTCTTTCAAATCAGTGCTCATGATGTGGGACTTTTCTTTACCACATGGGATATAGCCACGCTCTTTGCATTGGTTGATAACATTTAAAACATCCTTATTGATATGCCATGGTGTAGCCTGAATAGCATTGACAGCCTTATAGACATCAGGTGTATCAAGTTGAGAAAGGCGTGCTTTATAGGCTTTACTGAAAGAGTTATGTACCCCTTTAAGGCGCAAGAATGTATAGAAAGCTGCAAGGTCTCCATAGTAACCCCCATCATCATAGGCTACCCATGGTTTTGGAGGGATAATCATCGGATAGCATTTATGAGCGTAGTACAACATGTTCTCCTCATTACGTTGCCATGCATCCACAAATTGAGGGGTAGGGACAAGATGTGCTTGTGTGTAGCTATCTGAATCTGACATCCAATAGCCTGTTGCTTCTTCTGTCAAAGTCAATAAGGCTACCCCTAAGTTGATAATACCTTCATTGTCTCCTTGTTCCCACGTGGGGCAGGTGTAACCACATTTCTTAATGGCTTGTTTCATGTAGACATAGCGGTAATGGATACCTATACGCTTGTCAATACCTTGCATTGCTTTTTTGTTTTTGTCTTCTTTAGGTAATGTAGTGAGCCAATTTTCAAAACATTTGGCTTGATATTCATACATAAGACTAAAGCCAACATGCAATCCCACGTTATTCAGAAAGGCTGCCTTTGTATTCAAGCCTGTTGTGAGGGCATTTATAAGGCAGGAGAGTGTTACAGTTGTGCAGGTGTTAGCGATAGCATCCATATCCACATTGCCCTCTGCATCTGTGAACGCAGTCTTCAGGTCATCCAAGATATAGATAAAGTTAGGTTTAACACCAGCTTTTGGTTTCATGTTTTTAGTGAGCCATTGCAGCATGACATCCTTGACAGCGAGTACCTTGTGATTAAAAAACGCTTGTCCAATAGGGAGGGCAGTATCAACCATGCCTTTTTCCTTTGCGATTCTGAGAGCTTCACATGTTGCTTCATAGCCATCTTGTCTAGCAGAAGATTCCAGCATAAGCTGCTCTTCAAACAGTTCTTTGTTCGTCATTATAAATACCTCCTAGTTATAATGGGTCTTCTTCATGTTTGTGACCCATTGATGCTTACTTGGGTGCTTAGTGTCTTAGGCAGCCTTAGCTTGCCTTGCTTGCCCAAAAGTAACCTTGCCTTGATTGGCAACTTGGGGTTGCCCCTGCATCCCTCGTTTCGTTTCGTTCCGTGCGCTCCAAAAGACAACACGTTTCGTTCCGCTCAGGTGACCTTCGGTAACCACGAACATCGTTTCATTCCGTTTGGTTGAGGGACGGAAAAAGGGTGCAAAAAATTAGAGGTACAGTTTAGTCCGTACCTCTGTTCAGTTTTTTGTTACTCTAGTTTGAATTTTTCCAGCAGCTCAGCAGGTGACATATGAAAATAAAAGCAGGCTTCATCCTGCGTGATACGTTTACTTTTTCCCTCCTGTACACCCTCGTTATATACAATCATGCTAAAATGTCCACTAGGGGCACGATGAATTGCGACTTGCTTTATGTCCCTCCAGCCGGGCATATCAACAAAAAATGTCTTGCCTTGCCGTTTATGCTCTCCCATTACTCTTGTACCTCCTGTATATCCAATGACACCTCTTGACACGTTGGGCAGTGCTCCAGCCAGTCAAGGTCTACACCTGCGTTGAAGTTGTCGCAGTCATCTACTAACCAGTCAATGTCTGCTTGTGTCTCAGGTTGCCAAGTTGCCAGCACGTCCCCAGCACAGTCGGGCAGCCAATTTGCGCCGTCCCACACTCTCAATGTGATAATAAATTGCTTGCCGTTTTTTAATGTTGCATCCATGTGTAACACCTCCTATAGTATTATTAAAGCTTTAAAAGCTTTATAAGGCACGCAAGGCGGTTGCCTTGTATGCCCTAAAAACCATTAAAAGGGAATTTCCTTTTCTTCTTTTTCCGTGGGGGTTTTATCTGCCACAGCTTTGCGCTCTGTGTCGACATATGCGTATAACAAGTCTGCATCAATCCCTAAGTCAATTAAAAGAGAATACAGTGCACTTTGCTGCCCGGCTACCCCTGCCATGATACGTGCCCTTGTTATGGTAGTGCCGTACACCTTGCAGGCTTTTTGCATCTGCTTATAAGTACGTTCATATTGCAAGTATGCTTTAGCGCATGCTTGCAGTATCTGTTTATTCGTTCTCATTTGAGCACCCCCCATGCATCCAGCGTTGCATCCCAATCAATGCTGAAAAATAAGACAAAAAGCAAGGCTGCTATGCATCTTGCAACCTCTTTTAGTACCTGATTGGTATGTTTAGATACCAAAAGGCACTCAATCAAATAAACTAAACATTTTTTCACTTTTCTTTTGTACCTCCTAAACTTATAGTCTTAAGAAGTTATATAAATAACTCTTAATGAGATACACAGATTATTACTAACCTGTGTATCTGATAAAAGCTATTTATTTTGCTACCATATAGGCATTGACTATATCCGTTATGTCCTTGCCTTGCCAAGTATAATAGTTATCCTGACATAAAAACTCCATAGCATAGTCAATAGAGGTTGCCTGCTCATAGTCTGATTGATACTCTTTTTCAAAATGTCTTGCAAGGCATCCGCAAAAATCAGCAAGGGTAATAGTATCCGGTTGCTGACGTGCAAGGTCTAAAAACTCTGTATATGCTTCATAGAAGCAATAGTCTGCACAGTATCCGGTGAGCAGTGTATCTTCAGTAAACTTTTGAGGTAAAGCAGCATCTTTTTTGTGCAACAGTTTGTAAAAGTTGCTATGTTTATCCTTATCAATATACATAGGCTTTTTGAAATTACCCCAGCGGTTGACAATATAGGCAATAACACGGCTTGCGCCTATGATATCTTTTACATAATAGTCGCAGCTTGTCTCCTCTACATAATAGTTATCGTAGTTATCACAGCTCCATTGCAGGGCTAAGCTCTCACAAATAGCATCAAATGAGCGGTTGCGCTCATCCTGCCAAACGTCCCAATAGATGTTAGCATCAATAGCAGCTTGACATACTCTCTGTTGTACGTCGCTGGGCAGCTGGTCAATGGTGTAGTATGGGACTGCTACAGCTTGCGACAATACACCTGTAATGTTAGCAAGCACCTGCTGTGTGTTAAAGTCGGATGTAGTCACCGACACACGCCACTTTTTCCCCTCATCGTCAACGCTGGTTGCGCTTGCGCCACTGTTGACATAAGACAAGCGATTATTGAGGGTGTGTAACTGCTCAAAAGTCAAGTCAGAAATTGTAATGGTATACGGCATATAAAAGTACCTCCTAGGTTATTAAGTTTTTAAGAGTTTAATAAGCTCTTAATGAGTACCACCGCCGGGGCGGTAGTACCGATAAAAGTTTATTAGTCTTCTTTTTCCTCGTTGTAGTCGCTGGCAAGTTCTGTAAGCTCTTCCAATAATCTCTCCTGTTCTTCTTTTTCCTTGTCTTCTAACCAGCGGGCAATATCAGACAAATATATAAACTTGTCAATCAACCTGCTATTTGTGCAGGATACTATATGACTATATCCGTTTAGACTAATCCAAGTATCATTAGGACTATAATTGTCACTGCTGGCTCTTCCATCGTAAAAGGCTTGCAATGGGTCAACGGGTAAAAGCTGCTCCAGCTCTTCTTCTGTATTCTGCATAATATAGTCATCTTGCAGGTTGCAGGCATCACAATAGGTATTGTGTAACTTTACAAGGGCATCCGCTGCTTCATCATGTTTATAATAAGGGTAGTTATAATCATGCAAAATGCTTTCAATGGTAGACAATACAACCATAATTTCATCATAGCTCATTTACTTGCCACCTCCTCAATCTGTAAGAGGACATCTGCCAAGTCAAACAGTCCCAAGTCAGCAGCAGCACCGCTCAGGCTGCCCATAGACAAATCACGGATAACAGCTTGCAGGGTAGAGGGTTCGCCATTCAGGCAACTTTCACACGTCCCTTGTGCTGCTGTGGCTGCTTCACAGTTCAGGTGTACCATGAGTAATACCACCAGCATAAGACAAACATTTTTAATCATTCTTTTTTACCTCCTAGGTTATTAAGTTTTTAAGAGTTTAATAAGCTCTTAATGAGTACCACCGCCGGGGCGGTAGTACCGATAAAAACTTATTTGTCCCATGCTTGCAAGTATCTTTTTTGCTCATATACTTGTTGTGTGCTGTAGTCAAGTGCTATGCACCGGATAAAATCTGTATTGTAATAACTTACAATCACAACATCAGTTGCAGCACCCTTTGCATACGTAAACAACATGTAGCCTGTATAGCCGGTATTTTTCTTAATAGTGCCCAGCTTTAATTCAGGGTTTATAATATGTTTTTGTCTTCTCATTGCTTTGCTACCTCCATTGCAAATACTTCTTCATAAGCTGCAGCAGTTGCTTTAATTTCATTAAGGTAATGAGCTGCAGCAAGGTAGTTATGTTCTTCAAGGTATACCTGATATGACATAGTAAGATATTTAACGTGACAGCGCAGGTTTAATAATGTTTGTTTAAAAGCTGTCTTTCTCATGTCTTTTTCCTCCTCTTGTGGCTCTATGTAGCTACATAATATTTAAAAAATATATAGAGAGTATCTGTGATTTTGTATCTCTCTATGGTTATATAATACCACATGTAGCTACAAAATGCAAGCACTTTTTCAAAAAAAATGTAGCAAAATGTAGCCACGCATGATATAATGAGGATAACAACAAGAGAGGAGGTTATATAATAATGTATGATAACGATAAAGATACAGTAATTAGAGTACGTGTGCCCCAAAAGTTAAAGGATGATTTTCAGCAACTATGTAAACATAAGGCTATTAATAGCAGTGAGCTACTCAGGCAGCTAATAACTCAATGGATACATGAGCAGCAGGATATAACTATTATACATAAACGCAGCAGCGATATATAATAGTAGCTGGTGACTGTATAATGGTAGTAGCAATAGCAACCAATGGTGACAATAGCATCTATAGTAATATAACCAATAGCAGCGCAGGGATATAATGGATGTAGTAGGGGCTGTAGGTATAGTAGTTATGGTAGTTATGATAGTTACCTAGGGCATATATACAGATACATTTTATGCCTAATTTTTGCCTAAATTATACTATACGTTTGCTATAATGTACATATGTTCGCAATATCTCCATAAAAACTAGGTAATAATATATAGGCAGCTTGTAAAAACCTTGTATAACTAGACTAAATTTAACATAACATATGTTATCGGACGTAACTTATACCCTTGGGAGCACTGATATAGCATATACTATTTAGATGTAGTGTATACTATTTCGCTGGATACCTGAAGACCCCGGGGCACGGGGGGGAAACCAAGCAATCTCTATATTAAATATACCCTTTCACAATTTTTGGCAATTTTTGAAGTCAGGAGGTATTAAAATGCCATCTAAAACAACTCGTAGAAGACCTAAAGGAGAAGGTTCTATAATAACTCTTCCTAGTGGTAAAGTACGTGTCAGGGTGGAATTAGACCCTGTGGATGGTAAAAGGCAATGGTTATCAGCCACAGCAGACACAAAAAAGGAAGCTGTGGAGAAGCTGAAGAAGCTTCAGAGAGACAAAGAGGATAGAGGTCTGCAAGTAAAAGCAGCGGAAGACACAATAAAGTATCAGGGTGAGGTATACCTTAAGCACCTAGAAGCTCAGCGGATGTCAGGGTCAGTAATAATCACCACAAGACGTGTACTGAAGCTACTAGACAACACCGCTAATGGCTTAGCATTATCTAAGGTTACCACTCATACTATAGATACCATGCTCTTAGAATGGCAGCAAAAGAACTATGCAACTAATACCTATCTTAATTACATAGGTCGCTTACGGCTCTTTTTCAGATGGTGTGTGGAACAAGACCTCATTGGAAAGTCACCTGTGTCCTCAACGAAAAAGACACCAAAGAGTGACAAACCTAAGCATGAAGTTGTTGTCTTATCGCAAGAGGAGCATGAGCGAATCAAAGCTTTCCTCCTGCCACTATGGGAGCACAAGGAGAAACCTATGCTGAAGTATCAGTTCTATGCGCTGTATTGTCTTGCCTACGAAACAGGCATGAGAGAAGGGGAGCTGTTAGCTCTTACATGGGATTGTCTTGATGATGTCTCTAATACAATATCTGTAAAAAGAACCTTAGCTAAGGATAAGAATAACAAGACAATAGTCACATACCCTAAGACACAAGCCGGGTATCGCACAATCAAAATATCTGAGAAGACAACACAACTTCTTATGTCTTTAAAACCCCTTAGCTTTGACAAGTCACCTTATATCTTCTATAATAGGAAAAGAGATAGCTTCTATGTGGAGCGGTTGCTTATCCATGCATGGGATTTCACTAGGAAAGGCGCAGGTATCACTAGACCTTTCACGTTTCATGGGATAAGACACACAAATGCATCCAACATGATTTACAAGCATGTGCCTATAGCTCTTATAACGGAACGCTTAGGACACACCAGCATAGCGGTCACCTATGCTATCTATGGGCACATCTTGCAGGAATGTTCGGAAAAACACGTTGCTGTGATAGAAGCTTAG